CGCTGGCCAGCATGTCGATCGGCAGAATGTCGATGCTGCCTTTCAGCCCGCCCTTTTCGCTAAACGCCATCCATTTGTCGACCGGGATCAGCGTGTTGTTGTCGCCCTCGGTCAGCAGTCGTTGCAGCGCCGGCTGGCTGGCGTCGTAAACGCCGCGGATCCGCAATGCCTTGACCAGTCCGTCAATTCTGTCTGACAGAATATCCAGCTCGTTTGCCTGGTCCTGGTAGATCACAAAATCCGGCACAGGAATCAGACTGTCGCTGGTGGTGGTGCTGTATAACGGCTGCGCGCAGGGAAAGAACTGGTCGAGCTCCAGCGGATCGTCGCGCTCGTCGATAATCTTCGGGCAGTTCTTCGACAGCCAGTAGACCTTACCGCTTTCCTTGTCCCACAGCTCGCAAATCTTCGCCCTGGTGCGCTCCTTCGTGCTCTGGCCATAGGTCGCCAGCGTTTCGGCGCCTGAGTCCAGCGGGATCTGCTTGGCCATCTTGGCGCCAAAACGCTCGGTCAGCGCATCTCTGGTCATGTAGACCCAGCGCCAGACGCAGGTTACTTCCTCCCAAGTGCGCGCAACGCTGTGGCCGAAATCCTTCCAGTAAACGTAATCAGTCGGGGCGCACTCATACTCGATTTCTTCTTGCGGCTCCTCGCCAGCGGTGTAGTCCTGACTTTCGGGCTTCGGCGCGCCTTCGGGCGTCTGGCCTTCGGCTGCTTCATTCTCGACATCCTCCGTGATTTGCAACCCGTCCTCCGGAATGCCCAACTGCCTGACATGCGGCTCGTAGCGCACCCATGCAGTCCCGCGGCCGCCAAGAAACCGGTCCTCGACCGCGTGTTTCATGGTCGACCGGAAATCTGGATAGTGCTCAATCTCAAAGTCTAGTGCGCGCTCGATCAGCTGGCCAGCCACCCGGCCAACCGGATCGTTGTCGCCAAACCTGCGCGCCGCCACAGCCTTCGGCAGCTTGGCATAGACCGCGGGGATCAGCGTCTGCACGTTCGACCACAGAATATTAAACTTGGCGGTTTCGTTCGTGTGCTGGCTGCGGTTATCGTCGCGGTAGCGTTTGACGATCTTCGCGCTGCGGGCTTCCCACTTCTTAAATTCGTTGTCGTATTGGCTGATGATGTTCAGCCACTTTTCGACGCCGGTGCTGGTTGGTTCCATTTATTTAAAACTCCGGTTCTTGTTTTAACAATTTTGCGGCATTTTTATCACCAAATTTATTTAGCCACTTAACTTGTTCATCTAATTCCATAAACCCAACGTCGTGAATTGATTTTCCGTTTGCATCGACATAATCACCAACATTTTTAATTTCGTATATCGGCACTTTAATATTAGCTTCTCTTGCTGCTTTTATTCTGTGCGAACCAGTCAATGCTTCGTTTCCTCTACCAACGTCATAAGTAAGAATCGGCCTTCCTTGCCATCCAGTATTTTTCATTGATTCGGTAAGTAACAATAATTTTTTATTGTCTCTAGCATTGTGCGGCGGCTCTATCGACATAGCGGATTTATATTCTGTTGGCATTAATTCTTTTATTGCTTTTGGCGCAACATTCATCACCAGCGAACCCGCAGGCGCCGGAGCCAGTCTCGACGCCACAACCCCGCCGCCCATCATGTTGGTTGCCAGCGGCATCGCTTCGTCCGGCTGCATCAGGTTGGAGTATTGCGGATTCGATGCGGTCGCCAGTTTCATAACATCGGCCACAACAGCAGGAACGTGCAATCCCTCTTTTTTGGAATACGGCAGGAACGTGCTGCGGTCTACTCTCGGATCCAGCCCAGCCGCCTCGTCTAGCGTTTGCGGTCCCGGCGTGTCAGTCAGCCCGGTCAGCGTTTCCGGGTTGTAGCGATACATCAAAGCTCTGGCCAGCAAGTCGCTTTTTACATTTTGAGCAGACCGGTCTACCTGCTCGGCCTGCTTTCGTTCGCGCATCTTGCGTCCCTGCTCCATCATGCTAGGGTTGCCAAACGCCGGACGGTCTTGCTCGTAACTCAGCGCCGCCGCAAGCCTGTTGGGTTCAGCCATTACTTGTTCCTGTTCGATATTGCTGCGGCTTTACTCTTGGCGTCGGCCTTGCTGGATGCGCCCCACGCCCGCAACGCAAGCGCCAGCCTAGTCGGCTCGCCGTTCTTTTCCATCGGTCCCGGCATACCGCCCATGCGCGCAAGGAAGCTGGCACGCCGCGGGTTGTCGCCTGCTTTAACCGGTGGCTTAAGCGTGCCGCCAGTCTCTGCTTTGTAACTTGCTCGGCCTGCGGCATTGAGTCCACCGGCAGGGTTCTTTCCTTCTTTACGTGTCCAGGCTGCGCTCATTTTGTGAATATCACATCCCTGTTAACCCGGTCGGCAATCTTGTAACCCATGTCGACCAATAGGTTTATCGTGTCGTTGTCGGTGTAGCCGTATCGCTCGCCCAGCCCTTTGAGCTCCAGCGTAATGACTGGCCAGCTCGCCTCGATGGTTGCTATGGCGCCGAGAATAGCCAAGTGCTCCGAGCCCTCAACATCGAGCTGCAGCAGGTCGCAGTCGGTAACGCCCAGGCTGTCGATGGGCAGGACGTCAAACTCGTTGCCATCCTTGATCTGGTGCGCGCCGGCGTTGTCTGGGTATATCTGGTCAATCGCCGCCTTGCCGTGGTCCTGCCCAAACGCAGCCCAGCGGATGATCACCCGCGGCTGGTTGATTGTGTTAATGGCCAGCGCTTCAAAGTTGGCTGCGTCCGGCTCGACGGTGTAGACGCGCTGGAACTTCTGCGCGAGCGCCATCGGATAAACGCCCATGTTGCCGCCGGCCTGTATCGCAGTCCTGAACTGCTTGCACAGATCCAGACTGGCGCCGAGATCCGGCACCTCGGCCAGCGCCGCTTGAATGCAGCACTGGTCAGCGTCAGGAACCACCCAGCCGTTATGCTGACGCATATTGCACCCTCGTCTGTTCCCACGGCCGCGGCTTGCCGTGGAACGCGATTAACCGATCCTCGGTTTGCACCCCGTTTGGCAGTATGTCGGCTTTAAAGCTCACAATGCCAGGCGTGATGTCCTGCCAGTATTTGACAAGCCGGCCACTTAGCGCCCACTCCAGATAGACCTGATCACCCCCTTCGCAGTAGCGGTCGCCCGCCTTGAATGCGTCATAGATGAACTTGTGCGGTTTTGACCACCACATCAGGCTGCTCTGCATTGCCCGCGGATCCGCTTTGCCGCGGTAGACATCGCGCATGATCACAAAGTCGTGCGGGCGCGCAGCTTCCAGCATCTCGGTGCAATCGCCCACCAGAACGGTGTCGAGATCCATGTAGAGCGCGCTCGGCAGCCGGAATAGCTCGATCTTCGACCACCAGCCCGGCCAGTCGTGGTCGAGCGTCAGAGTCGGGCAGTCCAAGTCTAAGTCAGTCAAGCAGATGAACTCCTCGCCCGGAAGAAAACGAGCGCACATGTCCTGCAACGCGTAAACGTGCTCCGGCTTGAAGTCGCCGCCCGACTTTAGGACACAAGCGATCATTTCTTCTTGTCAGGCTTTGCGGTTTTTGCAGACTCGCGGAACGCGCCGGCAGTAGGCGCACCTGGTGAGCCCGGCTTGCGCATGCGCTCGCTTGACCCCGCTTTGATGCGCTCCTGCTTGGCAAGGATGTTTGCGTACAGACCGGGCTTGTTCATGCGCTGAAGATGCCCATAGCCATAACTTCAGAACCGGCGCCGGTTGTGATTTTCCAAGCGCCATCCTTCGAAGCTGCATTTATTTCCACGTTATAAACGCCAACCCCACCGCCAACCGCATTGGGCAAAATGGTGTGCGTCAGGATGCCTGTGCCGCTGCCATCAACAACTTGCACAAGGCTACTTGCAGCCGTGGCTACTGTAATGACAATACGATGCAGGTAGTCGCCCACCGCGCCTGTGCCGCCAAGAACCTGCGCCGACTGCGATGCCGCTACGTGCTCGTATTGATACCGATACGGATTGCTTACGCCACTCATAATCTCTTGCTCCTTGATTTTGCGGTTGCCCACATGTCGTTAAGTGTTACGGTGTTCTCCGGTCCGACCATCAGCGGCTTGACCACATCCGGCGCCCTGACGGTCGGCTCTGCGCGCCACGCGATGGCCAACATCCGCATAGCGTCGGCCGGATGCGAGCACCAGTCATGGCGCGGCGCCTCCCGGAATGCCTTTTTATCCTCGTCGTATTCTTTTTGGTATTGGCGCAGCGCCTCAATGCCTTCGTCGCACCGTTCAGCGTCAAACCATGTCTGCCGCAGCATTACGCGCACCGCCTGGATGCCGTCCTGCACGCTCAAACTTGGCACAATCGCCATGTTGTTGATGCCCAAGTGGTCAGCCAGCTGCTCAATGGTAGACCTACTTGAAGCTAGCGTTCTAGCTTTGGCATCGTGCGGCAGGTAGTGTTTGCCGTATTTGTAAGGCTTGCCTGTGATCACAGCGGCCAAATCTGAAATTTCGGCGCCGGACACCGCAAAATAGTCAATTACGTGGATTTCGTTTCTGATGACCTGATACCACCAAACCGCGGTGTCGTCCCGCTTGCCGAGATCCCAGGCGGTATGCACCGGCACCTCTGGCTGGTAGTCGACCCGGCAGATCCTGCCTGCTTCTGTGGCCTCGCGCATCTCTGTGCCAAAGAACGCCCCTAAGATACTCGCTTCGAATGAAATCTCGTATTCCTGATCGTACTGGTCTTTTGAAAGCTGCGCCCTTGCCGCCGCAAGCTCTCCATCCGGCAGCAACCCTGACTTGCTGGCCGGCAGCTGCAACAGAAACCAATCATCCCGCAACCTAGCTGCGGTTTGCTTTATGTCCCAAAACTGGTTTTTTCCTTTAGGTGTGCCAGCAAACACGCACCAGCCCTGCGTACTGCTCAAAGTTGGTCTTAAAACAGACCCGAACACCGAAGGACGAAAATCTCCGAATTCGTCTAAAAACAGTCCGTCAAAGCCTAAACCCCTGATCGCATCAGCGTTGTCGGCGCCAAACAGCCTGACCTTGCTGCCGTTGATCATTTCAACCGTCAACTCGGCCTCGTTGGTGCTTGCGGCACAACCTGCGCTGAAATGCTTGAGATAGTCCCAAGCCACAGACTTAGCCTGGGACCGGAATGGCGCGATATAGGCAAACTGAGGCATCGGGCTCCTGCTGGTGACCGCCGCCCGGATAAGGTCGTTGATCGCCGCCACGGTCTTGCCAGCCCGCCTGTGAGCCACCAGGCACGACCACCGCTTGCTGCGCTGGTGGAACGGCAGGAAGGCCGGACGAGGCTTGTAGGGTATGACGTGAAGCGTCACTCAAGCCACCGGAATGTATGCTCCTGCGGCCCGCCATCTGGCCCCGTTTGCTCCGACCGCGCCAGCTTTGGAATGTGATATTCGATGGCTTTCAAATACAGGTCGGCGGCCTTGCCGGGATCCTCAAGAGCCACTTGACCAAGCCACCGGGCAAAGTTGCCCGCGTTGTCCTGAGCAATCAACGCAATAGCATTGCGCACATCGACCGTCGTCTTGTTACCGACCCCGGCCTTGCGCCCGCCAGTCTTTGGTATTCCTTTAGGTCTTGCCATTTCTGTTTTAATCTTAAGTGGATACTCACTTACATTTGTAAGTGGTTGCTTACTTACGCTCCATCTGCTGCATTGCAACAGCCAATCGCTTACCCTTATCAGCCTGGTTAAAGTCTCGCGCCACGCTGACCGGCACGCCAACCCGCTTGGCAAACTTCGGATCGTGCGCGGCTGCTGCCATCAGGCGAGCTTGTGCTGGTGAGCTGGAAGGCATTTAAACCTTTCGCAAGACAACCGCGGCCTAGGGGAGAGCGCCCGCATCGCTCAGACCGCGGTCAAGCGGGATTGCGCACTCGGAGGAGATATACGCCCCACAAGATTAGTGCTTATAAGTCAAGGTGTCAATGCATTGCAATCATTGGTATATTTTCTACCATTTTGCAATATATTGTTCAGGACAGGTCGACTACGCGCTGCACGTATTTACCTTTTGCATTCTTGCGCCAGCCATGCACC